CGCGCGCCTTTCGAGGCGTTTGCGTGACGTGCATACGTGCGGCGCGTCGCCATAAATTAAAGCACTGTAACAAAGCGGAGGTGATAGGATGATAAAGCCGGAAGTCATAAAATGCGATATCGAAGACTGCGACAATGAATGGGAAAAGCCGAAAGACTACCAGAAGTCAAATTTACAGGTGATCTATCTTACCGAGCAAACCGAAGGCCGATCTGTGTCGCCTTACCTTGAGGCCTTAAAGTTAGATATCTGCGCTGAATGTTTTAAGGAAATACTTAAAACGGGCAAGTACTTAAAGGCATCGGGCGCACAGGGATCTCACACCGTGAGGTTCGCAGAATGATAATCTGGAATTTTACAAGCGCCCGCTCTTTTGTGGCTTGCTTACTTTGGAATTTTTGTGAGTTTTTTAATCTGTCATTAGGTAAGTATGCCCCAAAAATATTCGGTTATTCCATAGGTTCAAAACCGCTTAAAAAGGAACACCGCACATGACCTCGCCAACCCCCGAAGAAAAACAAAAAGCGCACGCGGCTCTTCGCATAGCGAACGAGTACGAGCAAAAGGCGGCGGTGAGGTATAAGAAGTTTATCCGGAACGAGGTGCGGAAAGCGGGCGGATGGAAAGCTTTTGGCTACCGCATGCATAACACGGGTTATGCGGTTATGGCGCGTTACCGCTTGCAATATGGTTCCTTGCAGAGCCTAAAGGAAATGGCCGAGCTAATCGGCGAAAAAATTTACGGAGGGTAGTGATGATTAAAACAAAAAATGCACGATCTCACCTAATGACCGCGATGGTCAAAAGCTGCGCAAAGTGGAGGCGGTGGCCGGATGATATTTTTGAAGATTCTTGCGCCCTGTGCCAATACACAAAGCAGACCGTTCTTAACAGTTATGTAGACTGTACTAAGTGTCCTGTTTACTGGAGGACAGAATCTGAGTCTTGTGAAAATTCGCCATGGGAGAAATGTCACCTTGCTTACTTTACAAAATTTCCTACAGTAGAACAAGAAACGGACGCTAAAGAAAATGCGCGAAACGCCGAGTACAAGTTTTTGCGTGAAATCTGGCGCGATGTTAAATCAGGCGCACTCAGAGAGCCGGGGGTCTGGCGCCCTAAGGATTATAAACCATGACACTCACAGACAAAGAACGCGCAGCGATGGTAGCTGAAATAAAAGTACTTGCGGCGAAGCATAAACGGTGGTATTCTGCTTACGGCATTGAATACGATAAAAGTATGGCCCTCAATTACGAAGCCCTTGCCCAAACTTTGGCGGAAAGAAAACCTTTCGAGGCGGTAGCGTGAAAAAGCTGAAATTCGTAGAAATCGGCGAGGGCCAGCTTTATCTAGGTACTTGCGGTCAAAAGACGTGGCGATATTTAAGCCACGACCTCGTAAAAAAAAATCGCCCGCCAGCTTTTGGCTCTGGTTTTGACTCTGCGCATTTTCATAGATACGACGGCACAAGTTTTTTTCAATGGTTCGGGAGAACTTCAGGCGGGTACTGGAAACCTTATGGTAAAATCTTAAAATTGACAAAGGTGGGATCATGACCCACATAAAAACACTCGAAGACCTTCGCGTATGGCTGAACATGGAAAACCTGCTTTGGTGGTGTGCTTATGGGTATGATAACAGGGGGAGAAGATGAAAATAACAACCATGACAGAGGCTTTGTCACTTGTGCCGGAATACTGGCCGCTTGTTCCCGGGGTGGATAAGTGGAGGGAGGGGGATCAGTTTTTTAGCTCAGGAATCCGATGGGCGGCGGTAAGTGTGCCGCATTGGATCGGACAAGACGTTGGCGAGAATTGCCGCCGCCCCATCCCCCAAAGCGTCCGCGATGCTGAGGCGCGGTGGGTCCTGTACCAAGCGCTAGCTGACGGAGCACCGCAAGAATACGGCTATTGTTTTTTGTTACTGCCAGACATAGAAGATGACGGCAGCTTATCTATCGCGATAGGCGAAGTACAATACGGCGGTTCGTCTCGCACATTTTCATTAAAAGAAAAAGCTAAAAAAGCGTATGATAGATTAGGCGGCGAACAAGCAGTAATTCAAATACTCACCGAAGGCCCCGGCGCTCTGTGGCGATGGGTAGCTGAAATGAGAGGTAACCAATGACCCCACAACTACAGGAAATCAAAGACCGTCTGTCTAAGATCGAAAGCGATATAGCTGAGGCGCGTAAGATGCTGGAGAAGGTAGAGACAGAGGCAAAGAACGCGGAGCCGTGGCGGCCGATACATAATGAACCGTACTATTTTGTTTACCATGACGGCATAAGGTGGCTGGTTAGATATGAAACATTTGTCAAAACCATTAATTCAGATAGCGAGCGCGTCAAAGCTGGTAACTCTTTCCGCACCGAAGCCGAAGCCCTCGAAGTCGCCACACAGCGGCAGTTTTTAGACGAAGATCGGAACGCGGGGAACTTGGCGCCGGACGTTGAAGGGTGGACTTACCAAAATCTTATCGGCGAATTAATGGTATTTAAAGGGTATCACTGCACAGGCCGCCGCAAATTCTCAACCCGCGAACTATTCAACGCCTTTATAGAAAAGTGGGGCGGAGAAAAGGCGGTAGCTGAAAGACTTTCTAAGGGGTGGAGGTAGTATGACGCATAACGATCTTCATCGTTGATGACAAGTTACACGAAAAAAGCACGCCTGAAAAGCCACATGCCGCCGACGCCAAAAAATAAACCTGCGCCTATACCATAGAAAAACCATTTCCAACGTGAAGCCTCGGCAACGTCCGCGCGCTTCTCTGCAATCTCTGCCCGTGCGGTTAGCTCGCCGATCTGCCGGTTGGACGCCTCTAAAGCCTCGCCAGCTTTCTTCATTGCTTCGATGTTTGACTTGAGGGCCGCCACTTTACGCGGGTTTGGGTTGTCCTTTTCCTCTTCGGTCTCAAGCCTTTCCTCGGCTTTCTCTATCTCGCTCTTGAGATCTTGAATCGCTACAGCGTTTTTTGTCCACTGCTCGCTTGCTATAGTGCTTGGAGTTTTACAAGCGAGACAAAAAAGCGTAAATAAAATGAAGCGCTTCATTGCCACCAGTAAAGGCGCGTGATTTTGCGTTTGCCGCCTTTTTTGTTTTTTGAGTAAATACGAACGCCGTTTTTATCTTCGTGGTAACAAAGCAAATCGTCGTAGTCAGCGAACCTGTCACTTTGTCCGCCCGGGTCTTCGAGTAAAAAGCGCAGGCGTTCTACGCCGTCTCCCGAATCAAACTTTTCAACACCGATGATTGTTTCGTAATGCTCGCCGTTGAGGGAGAAAAGACAGGTTTTGCCAAGCGTGACAATTTGCAACGCACGGGCAGCGATACCGTCGCCGCTTTCTTCAAAGCACTTTGCGCGGACACCCGCCGCAGTGGCCATCTTGTCGCGGTCGCAAAGATAAAAGTCTTCTTTTATTGCCCCGACTTTGAGACATGCCGCTTTGTACTCATCCCACGATAAGCGAAGCCGGTAGTGCGTACGGAAAAAAGAAAATGCGGCCGTAAAGAAGCAGGCGTATTTACTGTTCGGGTCAGTGCGCCGCTTGCCCGCTTCGTCGAAAAATTGCGACTCTAAAACGAAGTCGTTTATCTTTTTCCAAAGGCTTTTCATTTTTTCTTTGTTTTCTTTTTTGTCATCGGCTTTTTACGTTTTGCTGGCTTCTCTTTACGTTCCGGGAAATCGGGTTGAGCGTAATACGGAACGCTGCCACGTAGTGAGTTAACGACGCCTGTTTGCGGCTTGCGCTTAGCGAAAACAAGAGCCCAAATTACGCTGGCAACCGTCGGAAAAAAACAAAACGCAAGCACGATAAAAATAACCGCGCCGACATAATCGCCCGCGTAAAGATCGTTGCACGACAGAATGAAAAACACGGCGCTTGCGACAATTAACGCCACGGTTTTCACTTTTTTAAAAAAGTCTTTGATAATTCCCCCTGTAAAGGTTTACACACAAAATGAATAGCGCAGATACCCGCAATACATACGCTCACAAAATAAAGCGCGTAGCGCCCTTCGTTAATTGCGCGAATTATCTCTTTCATTTTGCGGCGGGTTTGGCGAAGTGTTACGCGAACGCAACCACGATTTTAAAAGCTCAAAAAAGAAAACGAATGCCCCGACGATCTGCGTAAACGTAACCGTAAATGCGGTCTTGAACCCAAGGCCGTCAAACGACGCCCGCGCACCGACGACTTTAGCCGCCGTATCGTAAGCACTTACTGCCGCCGCGCGCATCGCGCGCACGTCGGTTACGACAAGTAAGCACGAGTCTTTTGCCGTGCGCTTCTCTTGCCGGGCATTTAATAAACAGCGTTTTTCAATGTCGCGGGCCGCGTCACGTAGTTTGTTCGTTTTGTTTAACAATTCGTCGGGCGCATCACCGATGAAGCCCCCTGCGACCATAAGTAAAATACCCACGGCGTGAAAAATGGTGAAACCCTCGAAAAAGTTTTTAAGGCGTGTTTTCATTTTTTCGCCACCCTGACGTTTAAAATTTCAATTTCGATTTGCTGACGGTTGATTTCCTGTTTCAGGCTTTCGATTTCCTTTTCGTGCTTCTCGACTTTATCTTTGACCGCGTAAAATGTGCCGGCATGAAACACGATTGCCCCGAGCGCCCCGACGGTCATCACTTTGTCTTTAAATGATAAGGCGTTCTTTTCCATTTTAAATTAACTCAACCGAGCCAGCGCGCATCCCCAATATCCATTCCCTGCACTGGCCCTGCCGTCGGTATGAGGCCTTAATACGTCGTTTACGCTAAGTTGCCCTGTCCATGATACAAACGCCGCAAATGAGTTCGCGGTAGTCGTTGACAATGCGGCGAGCTCAGTAGCGCCAAGCGATTGCACCGGGGCCGATGGTGTCGCACTGTTTATCGATACTCCCAGATACATCGCCGCCGTGCCGTATGCCCAAAATGAGATCGAATATGTACCGGCAACTGTGCATGTAAATTTTAAACCGTTCGTTGCGTCATTTACTACGGTAATTCCGCCGCCACTTGTATCTGTATTTTTATTCGTAAAGTAGGGGATACACGTAGCCGCAGCACCATAACCGGCGAACGAGTCATAACGAATCATCCATGTAGTCAATATCGGCTGATAAAGTGTATCAAAATATGCTTTCAGTGCTGTTTTAATGTTTGCCCACGTAAGCGACTTGCCGACATTCGACGCCGCCGAATCCGTAATAAAAAACTTGTCGGCGTCCGCAGGCGTCGTTTTGGCCGTAAGGGCGTAAAACTTTGACACGACCCACACAAATAGGTTTGAGGCCGTGACTTTTTTAATTATCGAACCGGATGCTTGAAAAAAACCGAATTGGTCAGCATCCGCCGGGGTAGCTGCACTCGCGTCGGTTATGTTCTGCCCCTCGTCGAGGTATTCAAGATTCCCCCACACTTGCTGGTTATTAGCGCGAAGCTGATCGCCGCGCACCGCCTCTGTATCGTTAAAGATCGGCGCGGGGTTTGACGGTAAACTTGGGTCGTTGTTAGGTAGCGGCATATTTTCTTGTCCTCTTTTCTCGTTTTAATCCGTCGTCAAGCACTTGGCGCTTCGCGCAAGTCCGCGATAAAAATAATTTCGCTGGTTTCGTCCGGGTGAACCAGCTTGACGCGTAAAACAAAATCGGCCGGTTTTATCCGACGAAGTACTGCAATAATTGTCGCGAGGGCGACAGGGCTTTCGGTAGTCAGTTTTATTTGTAGCTCCAGCTCGCCCGAAAACGTAGACAAATTGCCATAAGTGGCAAAAGTTCCGTATCCTTGCGTAAGTCCGTCCGATGGCGGGGGTTTTTGCGATTGCAGTGCGTAATTAATCGTCGCAGGGTTCGGTGCCAGAACGGTAATCGCCTCAGGCACAGGGCGTGGCCCGGTCGGGTCGACGACACCTAAATCAGCATTTGGCGTCGACGACTTACGCCACGCGGTGCCGTCCGAATAGTAAATTGCGTTCCTGTCGCCTGACCCGTCGTCTCTGACAATGCAAATGACGCCCGCAGACGGAACCGCAAGCGGAATGTCGGCGGAAAAATAAAACGGCGGAACGCCGCCGGTTGACGAGTAGAGAGGATTATCTGTTAGCTGTTTCGCACACCATACGATTTGACCGCCGGAAAGATAGCCGCGCGTGTACCATACCGCGCTTGCGGGTTTACGCGTCCAACCGTCCGGCGCAAGCCAGTTTCGTGGTGTATATGCTACGTCAGCAGGCGCGGAGGGCGAAGCGTCAGACGAAAACACGACAAACCCGGTGTCGGCGATGGACGGAACAAAGATTCCGGCAGAGACGCGCGGGATAAAGTCAACATCGACCCACGAAAAAGGCGGCATCGCAAATGTTCCAAGCGACTTAGAAAAGTTTTCAATCGACAACGTAGACCACGACCCGGAAATGAGTTTATAAAGCGCCGCGGCCTGCGCGTTAGTGCCGCCAAAAAACGCAAAACCGTAAGTTGACAAAAGATGATTTAGCCACGGATTGCGGGGCGCGTCCGGGAATGTAAAAAGCCACGGCGTTAAAATAAGCGTGCGCAGTTTTTCCGC